ATTGGTTAGAATCTAATCAACCCGGTAAGTGTCAACATGACACTAAGCCCTGCAGTTAGTGTATAAATGACACTAAGTGAAATACTATGCACGCATAATATATGCACGCATAACAAAATACTATGCACGCATAAGAAAAGATAGTTAATGATGTTATTAAGAATGATTCTAAATAACGACTTTCGGTTGAAATTTGGGTAGGGGATGCAATATGCTGTAAAAGACCCTAAAATCTACATACACTTTTTTCAGGAGTCCTCGTTTAACATACCTAGGGATTGATTTAAGGAGTTTAAATACATGGGAGGGTGCAAAGAGTCACACTGTTACCGTTTGCATCTCCATACGCAGTTTTTCAAACAGCTTAATGATTTGCTTTACTACGTCAATTACTCTAGCTAATACTATATAGGAATAAATATATATAGCGTTTTTAGTAACTTTCTATATTCTACGGGAGTTACAGCTACGTCAAAAGTGGGTACATGACGTTCTATAAAAGTGGTAACAAAGTGATATATTATTACTATATTTGCTTTATGAAGACAAAGAAGGGTGTAGACCTGAGTGTTTGTGCTTATTGTAAGACCCCACTAGACGAGTACAGTAGAACTGTAGATCATCTATATCCCAAAAGCCGTGGTGGCAAACTAAGCAATTCAAATAAAGTACCTAGCTGTGGAGACTGTAATAAGCTCAAGGCTAATATGAGTGTCATAGAATTCGGGAGGGCTCTATCGGGACTTATCTACTATGAACAAACCAGACACAAGGAAAGCATCTCTTACTTAAAGAAGGTTAAGTTAAACGTAGAAAAAATAATCAATGACAGAAGAAAAAAATAGTATTGTATATGACCTCATCCTTTTAGAAGCAGATAGGGTTATGTCAAAGAAGAAAGCTGATAGAAACCTGTATTATAAAAATAATGATGGGGAGTATGTTGAGGTTGCCCAAGGGTACTCGGATGGTGCTGACCAGATAATAATGCAGCTGCTTAAAAAAAGAAAGGCAAGATATATGATTACCTTTATAGAGTCAATAGACATGCTTAATGAAGTAAAGCCATCATCTAATAGAATACTTAGGTTCTTTACTCAGCAAATGACATACGGCAACATGTTAAAGAATTACAGCCTTAGAGATATACAACAATGCACCGACATGAACATGAGGTATGTTATGAGTGCAATTAAAGAGCTTTGCGACATTGATGCCATAAGGTACTACGAAGAGAAACGAAGAAGAACATATATGGTAAACCCTATATACTTCTACAAGGGAACAATCAAGAAAGTGTTTTTCTCAATCAAAGAATACGATAAGCTACCAAAAAGGGATTTAAGCTTAAACATAATTAAAGAAAACAAATATGAACTTGATTAAACACGGGGCGAATGTCCATGAGTTAATACTAGAAAAAGGACAAGATAGGGTTGCGATGCTATCAGACTTACATTGGGATAACCCAAAATGCGATTGGGACCTACTTAGAAAACATTTAGACCACTGCAAAGAAAACAATATACCAGTAATGGTTAACGGAGACTTTTTCTGCTTGATGCAGGGGCGTGGCGATAAAAGATCAAACAAGAGCGATATCAGACCAGAACATAATAACGCTAAATACCTAGACTCCATTATAGAAACAGCAGTAGAGTTCTTCAAACCCTATGCCGAAATCTTGACAGTGCTGGGATATGGGAATCATGAAACGGCTATCATCAAGTGGCAGGAGACTGACATCTTGCAGAGGTTTGTCGACATACTAAACTACGAGTGCAAAACAAGCGTTATGACGGGAGGATACGGAGGGTGGCTTATAGTAAAAAAAGAATTTAGAGGGTCTCTATTTCCATTCAAGATAAAGTACTTCCACGGATCAGGTGGTGGAGGTGTAGTAACCAAAGGGGCATTAAACCTTACAAGAGCACTAGAGGTGTTTGAAGGGTTTGATGTGTTTACCATGGGTCATATACACGAAAACTCTGCTCGTAATGATGTAAGAGATGTTTTAGAGTCTAGCCCAAAGGTAGGGTATAGAGTTAATCATAAATACATTCATTCCATGATCACCGGGTGCTACAAAGAAGAATATGGCGATGGGTCTAAAGGGTGGCACGTAGAGAGAGGGGCTCCTGTGAAACCGATAGGAGGGAGAATGATGATACTAGGCGTTGATAGGGCCAGAACAAACGGAGAAGACAATATAAAGAAATGGGTAGACTCCAAAAGATTGATATAAATTAAAAGATTATATTTGTACCATGAGACTATTGAAAAATATAACAGACCCTGAAGATGACAAGGGCAAAAAAAAGAAGGGGAGGTGGACAGTTTCCCAAAACGATGATGGGTCTTATGTAAAAAAAAGAAAAAATCGAAGAGGTGATATTATTATTAAAAAAATAACACCAATAAAAAAAAACAAAGCTGAGCCTGAAAAAGAAAAAAAACAATATCCACAATATACAAAGGAAGAAGAGCGTGCAGGTCATGCAGCTGCAGACGAATTAATTAATAAACAAAAAGGATTCGCACCTGGAACAACTCCAAAGCAGCGTATTAAGTTTAGAAAGAAAAAAGACAGACAGAATAGAAAAGTGGAGCGACAGGTAATTAGATCTGAACGCCAAGAAAAAAGAGAAGAAAAGCGTAAAAAAAGAAAAAGCTTTCGAGAAAACAAGCCTGTAAAAAAACTTAAAGGTGGAAATAAAATTATTCTTGGTGGTAGTCAAGAATCAGACTGCAGTATAAAAAGCAAAAAGTCGAAGCATAGAAAAAAATGTAAGCTTAACGTTTAATAAAATAAAAAATTATGAGTTTAATTGATAGAATAAAAAAAGCAAGAGCTAAAGCAGAAAAGCTAAAAGCAAAATCTGAAACTGCAAAGTCTAAAGGAAAAGACAATAGATCTACTAATCTAGAAAGAAGGTCTAAAAATAAATCAGAAAAAGCTAATAAGCTTGGAAAGAAAATGTGGACGCCGTCATCTTTTATGATGGGCTCCACTTTTGGTACGGGTGAAAGTATGCAAGATACAGCTGGAGAAAAAACGCACACCTTTAAAAAATCTAAATCTGGACCTAAAGACACCAGCTACAAACCAACTCCTGCCCCGTATCACGGAAACACAAAAGATACTGGAGGAAAACCACCAAAGAGTATAAATAAAAAAAATAAAAAATAGAAATTATGCCAGATCCATTAAAAAAGAAGAAAAAACTTAAAATCGGAGATAAAGTAGGTAGAACTGAAAGAATTAGAGATACCGAAGCAGGAACCCTGACTAAGATAAAAACATATAAAGACGAGTCAGGAAACGAATATTCTTCATCAAAGACACGAAATACGCTAGGAGGGGCAATAAAAAATATTTCCCAAAAGATTTCTGGGCAAAGACTTGAAAACAATAAAAGAAGGTTAGCTAATCAAAACTTAAAAACAAAAGTCTTGCAAGGTAGAAATGAGAAGATTGACGCTAGAGGGGATAATCAACAAGATAAGCTAAAAAACAAAATAGAAAAAGCCAAATTACAAGCAAAGCTAGCAGAAGAAAAAGCTAAAAGAAAAGCGTTAAGGAGAAAAAAAAGAAAATCATAAATGAAAACTAGAGGAAAAGCAATGATGGCTATTCTTGTCGGAAAAGACATGGGCAAGAAAGATAGTAAAGGAAAAAAATGTAGTAAATGCAAAGGCAAGTGCTCTTGCTCTAAATATTAACTTATAAAAGCAGGTAAAAAAATATGATTCATACCAACGAAGACGGTATGATTAAAGGGCATATACCCACGGAAGAGTGGAAGCCATCACATGAAGAATTTCAGTATCCAAAATCATTTGTAGACTGGATAGATAGTATAAATTCTGGTTGGCAGAACAAGAAAGAATTTAAGCCCTTTAGTCTTTACTGCGAACAAGCAAAACAGTGGCTAGAAGATAAGACCACAATCTTGGACTTTGACAACGAAGAAGATCAATACGATTGGCTGTTTCAAGAGATTCAAAGGTGTAAAGATAATACCCTATACTTCTGCAACAAGTACGGATTCATAAAAGAAGACAAGTCTCAAGGAGGAATGCTAAAGTATTCTGCCTGGGAAGCTCAAGAGGTTCTTCTGTTTCTATTTGACTGTGGTTATTCTATGATGATAGGTAAGGCAAGACAGATTGGTTTTACAACAACCATGTGCCTGGCAGGAATGAAGAGAGTAAATCTAAACAAGTCATACTTCATTAAGTTTGTAACTCACTCAGAATCAAAAGGTATAGAAATTTTCCGAGATAAGGTTAAATGGACATACACTAAAATACCAGAATACATTGCTCAAGATGTAAAGAATTGGACAGATAAAGTAATGTCATTTGACAAGAAAGGACAAAAAAAGGGACGAGACGAAGGTGGTGCTTCAAGATTCCAAGTAGACAGCCCCCAAGTAGATGCAATTAATGGTGGTTCTCCATCAGCAGTATTTGTCGATGAGATAGGTTTATTCGACATATTCGGAGAGATGATGCGTGAAGGTAGGCCTGCACTTTTTAAATATAACCCTGATACCGGGAAAATGACCATGCAACAACAGTTTATGGCCTGGGGAACGGGGGGTGAAATGGATAAGGGTGGTTCTGTATTTGAGTCAGAGTTTAAGATGTGTTTAAGACAGTGGAAAGAAGGCAACTATGAATATGGAATAATACCATTATTCTTTAATGCCTATGCAAGAAGGGGTGTTACAGATAAGCATATAAATAATGAAAGAAAAGCTTACCTGGCTCTTGAAGGAACAAAGAAAGGAGAGATAGCAAAGGTTCAGTTTCATCAACATTACCCAATTACTGTAGATGATATGTTCTTGCGTAAATCAAGAACTTTAGTTCCAATACATTTATGCAATCAAAGACTAAGCGATATATATGGGAAAGAGACACCTATAGAATATGGATACTTTGAGCCAATACTAGACATGTCTCAAGCTACTCCAGATCTAATGACTACTCATAGGATAGTTGGAGCAGAATGGATACCAACAAAAGGTAGAGAAGATATATCAACCACGGCTCTTGTTGTTCATCATCCACCACAAGGAGAAATATGGAAGAACAGATGGTATCAAGGAACCGACCCTATTAATTCAGAAACAGGACACTCTATGATGTCTAGTGCTATATGGGACGCATATACAAACTGTGTTTCATCCGTGGTGTTTCACAGAGATAGAAAGTTTAAACAAACTTATCTACAAGTGCTACTACAAAGCTTATATTACGATCAATTAAAAAGAGGAGGAGTTAAGGAGCTTATAGAGAACAATATAGGTGATATGCATTTAGACTTTCAAGAAATACATGGATTTAGAAATAAGTTTACCGCAATGACTCAGCTACCAGATTATTTCCACACCCATTCGGGCAAATGGTTCGGAATATCTAATAAGGCAAACACAGCTCCTCGTATCATAGCTAAAACAGAGGAAATGATTGATACGTATGCTGAGAGAATAGACATACCATGGATCTGGGAGCAGTTGAAAACTTTTGTAGAAAAAGATTTAAGAAGCTCAACAAGTCATAGGCAAACAAGATATCAAGCTGCAGATGCTAGGTATGATTATGATGATGCTATATTTTCAATAACATTCGCATATATAAATGCACAATCACACGCAAGGTATGAGCCTGAAAACGTAAAGACTATAAATAGCACTAAAAACGTTATAACCAAGTATGTTCAGTCTAAGGAAACTAATTACAGAATGAAGTTAGCCCGGGTAGATAAAAAGACCGGGAAAATCCTTAAAATTATCAATTAGAATATTGCATATATTTGTAATATAAAAAACTAAAAAACAAAAACATGCCATTATACGTAGGAGATAACGAAATATTTGGTGGAAACGCCTCAAGTCCAGAAGACACCAAAGTAAACGATTTAGAAATTAAGGTAAGTGGTGTAAATGATTTTAGCGCAAGTGTTTCGCTTGGAAAATCAAATGAAGGCGCTCATCTTGGTCAGGAAAACACCGCTCTTGGAGGTTTTGCTTTATCAAGTATTAATGGGGGAAACAAAAACACAGGAATAGGATCAAAGGCCCTTCAAGCACAGGGTACTAACTATAGTACAGCTGTTGGAGTTCAAGCGGGAGCAACTTCTACTGGTGATTATAACACGTCTGTAGGAATGGACGCTTACCTTGGATACTCGATAGGAGGGAACGTACCAACAGGGGAAAAAAATACTATAATAGGAGCTAGGGCTGGGTATCAGCTTGATGGAGGTTCAAACAACGTATTTGTTGGATACGAAGCTGGAACAGGACAAACCAATACTAACTTTAGCATAAGAAATGGAAGTGGAAATGTTCTTATTGGTTCAAACGTTTTGTTTGATTATAGTGACATTAGTAACCATGTAATACTTGGAAGCAACAACACTACAGACTTGTTCTGTATGGCCACAACGATTCAGTCTTTGTCTGACGAAAGAGATAAAAAGGCCATAAAAGGAGTAACGGCAGGTCTAGACCTAGTTAACGACTTGAGGCCTGTTGAGTTTATTTGGGAAGCTAGAGATAAAAACTTTCAAAGAAACGGATCAAAAGATTGCGGATTTATAGCTCAAGAACTAAAAGAGGTTCAGGAAAAGTATGGGTTATCTGAAGAGTTAAGGCTTGTAAACGACACTACTTTTATAGATAAAATGACCGCATCCCCAGCAAGGCTTCTACCTATATTAGTTAAAGCAATTCAAGAACTTTCTGCAGAAGTAGAAGAACTTAAATCTAAATAAAATAAAATGGCATATATACAAAAGTCAAATTTTAAACCTCAAGTAAACTCAAACAGCAATGAGAAC